TATGTAGGCGCCGGCGAGGATGCTACGGGCGTGTCGTGGAGGCCCGACCTGGTGGGACGGCGACTTCGACGGCGACGGGGATGTGGACCTGGACGATTTCGCCATACTCAAGAACAATTTTGGAGACTGACCATGACAACTGAAAACGAGGACCTTCGCGCCCTAGACCACTGGTGTGCGACGGAGGTAATGGGGTGGAAGTTTTTGCCCAATCCGCTGGAGCCTGATGAAAGCCCGTCGTGGATTCAAGGCGTGGGCAAGGCGATCTGGACAAAGGACTGGCACCCCACCGTAGATGCCGACCAGGCGTTGGGGGTGCTGGAGAAGTGGATCTCCCACGATCCAGAGAACAGAGACAGCTTCATATCAAACCTCTACATAAACGGCACCATCGTCTGGCAAGTGACATTGATCCCAAACCGGAAGGAAGATGTGGACGCAGCAATCGTCAAAGATAGTCGTCCTGCTCTCGCCATCTGCCGGGCGGTTCGGGAGGGTAGCTGAAGAAGAATATTATTCTCCAAACGAGCAACGTGAATATCGTTTACATGTTGAGCATATTGTTCGTTGGATGAAATTGTACGGGTACACTAGATAAACTGAAACAAAATAAACTCCCTCTTAATACAAGGACAGTCAGTGCACTAGCTCAATTTAGGCAGAGCAACTGACTTTTAATCAGTAGGTTGTGGGTTCGAGTCCCACGTGCACTATCAGGAGAATAAAAAATGTATGATCCCATGCTCGCAAAATTCTGGGCAGCACACAAACATAAGATACAATATCCAGTCTTCGTCCAGCCCAAGATAAATGGAGTCCGTCTTCTAGTAGATGCAGAAGGGAATACTTGTTCTCGACGACACAAACCGCTAAATGTTCCAGAAGAAGTATTAGAAGAACTTTCTGCATTTCTTCCATTAGAATTAGACGGAGAACTTTACTTGCATGGTTTTCCTCTTTCCAGGATTTCTGGGAATGCTAGAAGAATAGTAAATAGAAAACAAGATCTACCATTAGAATACTATATCTTCGACTTTTTTGATCCTGTTCTCATTTTTAAAGATCGTTTACAAATTTTGGAAAGTTGTTTTCAAGTTTTCCGAGAACAGTTTCCTGTTTCTAGAATCAAATTAGTCCCAACAACAATAGTCCATAAAGAAAAACAGATTTTATCCCTATTTGAAAGATATATAGAACAAGGATATGAAGGAGGTATTATCAGAATAAATGCTCCATATGTTCAAGGCAGAACTGATAAGCTTTTGAAACACAAACCCTGGACCTATGTCAATGTTCTTGTTACTTCTACAGTAGAGGGAAAAGGCAAATATAAAGGAATGCTAGGAGCCCTTGTTGTTACCAAAGACAATTGGTCATGCAATGTAGGTTCTGGTTTTGTTGATCAAGACAGAAAAGAAATATGGGAAAATAGAAAAAGAATAAAAGGAAAAACAATAAAAATAAAGTACCTCGAATTAACAGCATATGGAATTCCTTATTCTCCTATTTTTGTCGATTTCAAATAGGTCATTAGTAATGCATGATATTAAACCAGGCAAATACAAATGTACCAAATGTGGTAAAATCAAACCGGCTTCTGAATTCTATGTAGATGGGAGAAAGAAAAATGGGATCTCTTCCTGGTGTAAATCTTGTTCAATGGAAATGGCCAAGATAAACCGGGAGAAAAGAAAAATGGAACAAATCAATGCTCTTAGTAAGATGCACAAAATGCAAACAATTAAAACGGATGAGTAGCTTTCCCAAAGATGCCAGAAAAACAAATGGCATATCTTCTTGGTGTGTTTCCTGTCACATGAAAGCAGTAGAAGAGCATAGGACCAAAAATCCTACTTCAGCTAGTTCAAAACAAGAGAAATACAGAAAAAGGAAGGAGAGAGATGAAGTGGAGTAGACTTGCTAATGAAAACCATAACTTATCTTGTGACATTTGTGAAAGAACAGATCGACCTGTCTATGTTCTCAGAGGAGAAAACGGAAAAAGTTCCATTCTCATGTGTGATTTCTGTTCAATTGATATAGTACCAGAAATAGAATTAAAAGGAGAAAAGACACAAGAAGGCAATATTTTTTAGTTTTTCAATGCTAAGAAACAAACTAAGATGACAATCGATATTTGGCAATGTTGCCAAATAAAACTTTTAGGAGAGCCGAAATGGCCAAGTCGACAGAGGCAAAAAAAGAGAAGAACAGTAAGGAAGACAAGGAGAAAGGAAAAAAGAGAAAGAAAACAACCATTAGTTTTCTCGTCTGCGCTTATCTTGACAAAAAACCTGACGCAGACACAAAAGAAGTTCGGGATCATATTGTGGAGAATGGTTTTCCTGATACCAAATTCAATAAGTCTCATCTTGCTTGGTACAAATACCAGCTCCGCAAAGGAAAATTGAAACTCCCGTCTGGAAAAGAGTTCCCTAAGTCGAATAGGAAAAAGACAGCAAAAAAGGAGACTAACACTTCCAAATCAACAACCAAGAAAACCAAGAAGACTAAGAAAACCAAAAAGGCAAAAAAGGACTAATTCAGAACCTTCTTCTTTAGGAACTTCAAATGGCAAAGAAAGAACGCGTTGATATTCCCATGCATGTGGGTAAGGTTTGTAAGAGCAGCATTCGTTATGAGTCTGACGATCCTACTGCTCTTATCACAAACGTATATGTAAACAAGTCTTTTTCTTCAGAAATGCCTGATAAAATCATTATCAGTATTTCTCAAGACTAAAGTTTCTTGCCAGCAGTCATTTATCTGTTTAAATGGCTGCTGGCTTTTTTTCTACTAACTTTTTGGAAAAAGGAACTAACAATGGCTTTTTTGACAGTTGGTAATACTTGGGATTACTCTTTACTTAGACTAATTAGTAGTCTGAACATGGAGTACACAGAAACAAAAGTAATAACTGACACTCTCTTTGGCAATACCACAATAAATCCTATAGGTAATGCAAGAACTACTAATCGTCTTCAAGACTTATCTATGGAACAAACACAGGAATTCATAGAAGAGGCCCATAAATTAGGCATACGTGTTGCCTGGACAATTAATGTTTCCTGTGTAGGCAATACAGCCGAATTTGTTAATTGGATAATGTCTAACAAAAAATGGCTAAGGAACTTTTTCTCCGAACTTAATCCAGATATTCTAATCATAGCAAACCCCTTAGTTATGCTTACCTTAACTGAGATAGGTATCGATATCCCAATAGAAATCTCTACCATTGCCAATATCTCAGAACCTAATCAAATTGCATACCTCATCAGTTTAGGATGTAACATTACCCGAGTCTGTTTACCAGTACATCAGAATAGAAATATAGAATTCCTTTCTTCTATGGGGCGTTTTGGTAAAACCCACGGTATTGAAATGGAAGTCATAGCTAATGAGTTTTGTTTCTTAGACAAATGCAACTGTGAAGGAGTTTTTAGACGTTCTTGCTATGACATGAATGCCCATGCTACAGAAAAAGGAGAAGTGGACAATGTTTTCTCTTTTCCTCGTAAACTTTGTACTGAAGCAAGATTAAGGGATCCTGTTAATTGGTTAAGAGCAAAATGGATTCTACCACAGATGATGCCTCAATATGAAGATTTAGGCATACATCATTTTAAGATAACCGGTAGAACTCATCCAACTGCTTTCTTGGCTAATATTCTTCCGCATTATTATTCCAGACTTTTCCATGGAAACTTGTTAGAGTTATGGCCCCACATACAGACAATAGGGAAAAAGAACTTCCAAGAAACACAAAAGGAAACAATTTCCAATGCTCCTTTTATCAACACAAAAGGCTTAGATTGGTTCACACAACACATTCTATCAAAATGTAAAAATGATTGTTCTTCTTGTTCCTTTTGCCAAATAGCATATGCCAAATTAAGAAAGGAAGGATATGTTTCATGAGATACCCATTAGATCAATTTCATAATCCAGCAATTGAAGAACCCTGTGACGGGGATTCTCTTATAGACATAGAGAGATGGTGTACTAGATATAATCAATTGTATAATATCCAAAACGCAATTACTAGATTCTGTATTGGGGCTTATCAAGTAGGACAAGCCCTAAAAGACACCTCAATAACAAGAGAATTTCGCATAGAAGCAATTGGGGCTAGTGTACTCCATACTATCTGTGCTTTGAAAATGGCTAAAGGAAGTATAGCTCATCTAGGTCAGGTCCATCTGTCAAGCATAGAAGGAATAATAGATATTAGAAAAACATTCGAAGCACAATGTCTGTTAATCCAACAATTCTTTTATCTTTGTGGAAGTGATGTAGGACAAATCAGGAAAAAAAGAATCAACATAGGAGAAATAGAGCAACTAACACAGGTATATGTCCAAAATATAGTAAGACTCATTCTTCCTAAAGAAAGAAGCAAAGGAATAGAACAAGCTTCAACTCAGCTCTTGAACAAGGAATTCGAAAAGTGAATAATAGAACAAAGACAAAAATCAGATTAATAGCAAGAGATAAAAGAGAAACAAAACTAAACATGGTAGCTAAAGCCATTTTAGATTGTTCACAATGTCTCCATTTGGCTAGAGGAACTGGATATGGAGATCCATTAAGTAGAATAATGATAGTAGCTCAATCTCTTCATGCTCCTTGCCCTTTCACAGAAAAAGAAATTCCTTTTGTCGGACCTTCCTATGTAGACTCAGGAGATGTTCTTTTTTCTGCATTAGAAAGAGCTTCTATTCGGGTAGAAGATTGTTGGACTACTAATCTAGTTAAATGTCATACACCTAAGAACAGACCAAGCACAAATGAAGAAATACAAAAATGTAAACATTTTCTTGAGCTAGAACTTTCCATTATAAAACCTTTATTTGTTTTTGCTCTTGGTAATCAAGCTTTTACTTTTCTCAAATCTTCTAGTTCAGTAGCCAAGAAACACATTCGAGCACATCATACGTATACAGTTAAAAGCAAGTATTATGGAGTAGATTTGAAATTTTTCCTTATCCATCTCAAACATCCTAGTTGGGCCATGCGAAATGGAGAAGTAGAAGAAGAAAGATGGGTAATGGAAGCTGCCAAACAATTCAAAAGAGCTAAAAGAGTAATAGAAAGAGAGGAGTAAAATGATTTTTCGTCAACTACAAGGCCTTTCAAATCTTTGTCATTCTTCACCTTTATCTGAAGATGAGATAAAGACTTTTCTTAACCTAAGAGAAGAAGACATCAATGATATTTTAGATTCTTCAATTGCTCCTTTTTACATCTCTCATCAGAGAAAGCATGCTGATATCCCTGGCATTTCATCTTGGTGGGACTTCATGCTTGGAAACAAAATAAAAGAAACAAGGAAAGTAGCTTTTACTTCAGAAATATATATGAAAGCTATGTTGTTCCGTTGTTTCCTGTGTTATAAGCACATGCCTATAGGATTACTAAGAAGAATAATAAATAAAAAAGATAAGATACTAGATTTGGGAGGAGGACCTGGTTTCTTTTCTGCCTTGTCTTTTATATTTGGAGCAGAACCTCATTATTTAGATAAGGAAAGTATTGCTTCAAAACTCACCCAAGCATTCAAACAAAACATTTGTGTTTTATTCGGTAATTTTCCTGAAGTCCTTCTTCCTTCCCCATTTAAGACAATTTTTGCCAATGAAGTTTTTCATGGAAGAAGTAAAGAAGAACAAGTACATTGGATAAGGAATCTATTACCGAACATCTTAGAAAATAAAGGAAAAATCATAGTAAATGAGGTAACTCCCAAGGGCTCTACTCTATATAGTCGTTTCTTTGATAGCAGGATAAAAACAATGACAGATGGAAAAGGTTCAGCTCTGACTCCAAAGGAACTTATCCATTTGTTCGGAGACCAATATACTATTACCAATTTGGTAACTTGGCATTCTCTCCCATACTACACTGCCATTTTTGAAAAGGAATAAAACACCACAATGGCAATCTTCTCCTTAGACTTAGAAACAACAAGCACAGATTTCAATAGGGGTTCCATAATAATGGCCTCTTGGTGTGGGACTGATCTGGTTCCTCATGCAGAACTCTGGTCTAACTTATTAAGGAACAAAATTGCCAGATGGTTATATGACCCCAAAAATACTGTCATTACCCAGAACGGTGTCTTTGACTATTCCTGGCTTCTTAAAAAAGGGATAATAGTTCGGGCAAAACAACATGACACCATGATAGCAAGTCATGTAATAGAATCTAATGCACCTGCAGACTTAGGTTCTTTAGTCAACAGGTATCTTACCCAGGAACTTTTTGATAATGCTGGCATTGAAATACAGATAGACGAAACATGGAAAAAAGATGGACCAAAACTATGGCTCAAAGAAAATTCTAAATGGATAAGAAGAGAAAAAGGTAGAAAACCTCATTTCGGTGATGTTCCCACTTCTTTGTTACTTTCATATGCTAAAAAAGATGCTCTCCACACATTATTAGTTTGGTTCACTCTAAAAGGATTTTTAAAAGGAAAGAACAAATGGTCTTATGATCTTGACATGGCCATGCTTCCTATCATTTTGGGAATGAAGTTAAGAGGAATACCATTAGATGTTTCTTTATGTAGAAGAAGAAAGTTAGAACTAGAAAAAGAACAACAGGCTTTTCTCGATTACTTCAACATTGATAAAGTAGGACCAAAAGCCATAATAGAAAAAATCTTTCCGGTCCTAGGAATAAAGCCCAGATATAAAACAGAGAAAGGAAATTGGAGACTAAATGAAAGAGCTATCAGACAATATCAAGTTCTGTTTCCAGAACATGCCGAAATTCTTGAACGGCTCATACAATACAGAAAAGCCAAACAATCAAGTGGAACATATTATTCTGGTTGGTTAAAATGTTTGCATAGAGGGAAAATTAATCCCACCTTCAATTTGACCAATGCTAAAACTGGAAGATTTTCTTCTAGTGGACCGAATTTCCAGAATGTTAAAAAGAGAGGAGGAGAAAGAGCAGCTTTTCTGGTAAGACCAGGTTACATCAACCTGCATTGGGACTATGATCAAATAGAACTACGTATCCTTGCTCACTATTCAAGAGAACCACATCTAGTTGACATTTTTCAAAAAGGGATAGACCCGCATACTAGAACAGTAGAACTTATGGGGATAACAGAAGAAAATGCCAAATCTTTCTTATCTGGTAAATATAGAGAACAAGACCCTAGATTCATAGGAAAACAAGTAAACTATTCCTACTGGTATGGCATGGGACCATTAGCTCTTTCTCTTGACCTTGGTATTCCATTAAAAAAGGCCAAAGAACTTTTTCAAAGATACAGAATGGCATATCCAAAAGCGGAAACATGGTCTAGGAATACCATAAATGAAGCAAAAAGAATTGGTTATGTAGAAGACATTTTTGGCAGACGCTATTATCCCGACGATAAATGGAGTTACTACAAGTTAATCAACTATCTAATCCAAGGAACTGCAGCTCAGGTCATAAAATTGGGGATGCTAAGAGCCCAATATTTTTTATGCAAGGATCCAAGATTTTTAACGATAATCCGTGATATTCCATTGCATACAATGCATGGCATCGAATTATTAACTATACATGATGAAATTGGAATAGAAGTAGAGGACAAACAGAAAAAAGTAGAATATGTCATACCAGGAATAACAGAAGCTTTAACCATTAAAGACATCTTCATTATTCCACTAACAGTTGGATTAAAATGGACTAGAACTAACTGGGCAGAATTAAAGGAAATAGAAAAGGAACCCATAACATGGGGTACAATTAAAGATGAAAAAAGACACAAGATGCATTCTAGTAGACACAAGAGAAAAAAGACCTTGGAAATTCAAAGCGCAAAAAAAGGATACTCTAAAATATGGTGATTATTCTATTTTGGGATCTAAAACCAAGATAGTAATAGAAAGAAAAGCTCTTATAGATTTATTTGTTACTTTTTCTCAAAACAGATGGCCTAAGTTCTATTCCAAAATGCTCAAAGCAACAGAAAAATTGGACTATGTCTTCCTATTCATAGAAGCTAGTTTATCGGAAATAAGGAATGGGATTCCATATTCTAAACTTCCTACCACATATATCATGAACAGAATCTGTGATTTAATGGCAATAGGAGTACAAGTCATTTTTACAGGAAACTCAAAACAAGGACCAATTTTTGCAGAAAGGATACTTAGGAAATTGACAAATGGAAAATCCTAAAGAAAATATTACTGCTTATCTAGAATCAGAATGTGTTTCGGTCATAGATGCTATAGCCATAAGAAATAGAAGATCTAGAAATTATGTCATTGCTACCATTTTAAAAAGCTTCACAACTCTCTCAATTGAACAACAAAGAGAAATGTTCACAGCACTGGGTTGTTGGGAATTGACAAATGGATGAATCACTACTAAAAACTTCACGAAACATAGCAAAACTTTTTCCTGTTGCAAAAGATCCTCATGCCTCTGTATCTAGTGTCATGAATTTTCTAAACTGCAGGAGAAGTGCCTATTATCATTCCTACAGAAGAATAGTGATTAAGAAAGCCAGACTTTCACTTGAGATGGGAACAATATGGCATGCAGCTCTTGCTACTTGGTATAGTACCAAAAGTACGACTAGAGCAAAAACAGAAATTCGTAATGTTATCAAAGAACTAGTAAAAGATGGCTTTAGCTCTTTCAATACTCCACATGAAATAGAAGTTGCCACAGCAACACAGATGGGCATGTTACTTGGGTATACTAAAGCACATAAGGAAGATTTAAAGAATTGGGATTGGCTAGATGTAGAAATGGAATTTGAAATTCCGAACATCTTTGGTTTAGGTATATTATTCCACGGTTTCATAGACGGAGTAATCTATATAGATAAAGGACCAATGAAAGGACTTTGGATAGTAGAACACAAGTCCACAAGAGACCTTAATTTCTTTACCCTAGAAACTGTCAAAGACAGTTTTCAAGCTCTTTGTTATATCTGGGCATACTATACTTTAACCGGAGATAAACCAAAGGGCATTATCTGGAATGCTGTAAGAAAACCTTCCAAAAGACTAAAGAAAAATCAGACCACAGAAGATTTTTGTCAGGAACTAAAAGAGGATTATGTTGCTAGACCTGATTTCTATTTCTTTCGTGAACAACCTTTCATCCCTCTTTCAACCATTATGAATTGGGAAGAACAGTTCAAACGAATTATGGCAGATGTAGCCATCTGTTTCAATTCTCCTCAAAATCTTTCTCTATGGTATAAGAATACTAGTATGTGCAGACAATATGGTGGATGTGAATTTGCTCCTCTGTGTCAAAGGGGAGAAAAGAGATCCACACTAGCGCTCTATAGGAGTATAGACAAATGAATATGTTACAAAAGTGTGTCAGGATTTTTCAAGAAGTAGCAGGATACCCAGTAAAAGAAAAACCAATAAAAAATAAGGACTTACTTAAAATCATAGAAACTCCAAAAGGAAAGCAAACAGTAAAAGAATATTTGATAACTCGACTTTCGTGGAAAGAAGAAGAAGTTAAAGAACTTAGAAAAGCAATAGAAGAAAATGATGTAATAGAAATAGTAGATGCTCTTGTAGACTTACTCTATTTTGTCTTTGGCACTGGCTGTACTATTGGGGTAGATTTAGAAGAAGTTTTCCATGTCATTCATAACAATAATATGTCCAAGTTCACGAAATGTGAAAATTGTAATGGAAAAGGAACAGTAGGAAGCTTTATTTGTTCTGTTTGCAATGGTTATGGGATAAAAGGAAAATACAGAAAAAGAGATGGCAAATTAATGAAACCTGCAACTTGGACACCTCCAAATATTGGCAAAAAACTCGAGGAACTTAGAAATGGCTAAACCAAAAATTGCAAACAAAACATATCCTTTTTCCGGAATAGAGTTAAATGAACCTGTACACGATCTATTAGGATATACAGTATTTATCTATGGTCCACCAAAAGTAGGAAAAACAACTGCTGCTGTAAGTTGGCCTAATCCAATAGTCTTTGCTTGTGAAGTGAAAGGAATTAGTGCATTAAAGGTAAACCACATAAAGATAAGATCTTGGGATAACTTTACTAAAGCTGTCAAAACGATGAAAAGGAAAGCCAATAAAAACAAATTCAAAACAGTAATCATAGACACTGTAGATTTGATGTATAAATATTGTTTAGATTTTTGCTGTGACAAGTATGGCTTTGAACACCCCTCTGATCAAGGTTGGGCAAAAGGATGGGAAGCTGTTGCAGATGAATTTATGGCAGCAGTTTTAGACCTATTTGACACTGGCTACACACTTATTTTCTTGAGTCACACAAAAGAAACTGAAGTAGAGGAAGATTGGGAAAAATTTACTAGAACCAATCCCACCCTATCAGGAACAGGTAGACGTGTCTTACTTCCACTAGTAGATGTTATCCTTTACATGACTGCCAGAACAACAAAGAAAGGAGGTTCAATAAGAACAGTAACTACTAAAGGAGCAAGAGCGTATGAAGCAGGAGATAGGACAAAAGGTTTAACTGACGTAACCATCCGAATTCCTTCAAAAATGAAGGACAAAGCTTACGATCTAATTTGTGCTGTGTATAAGGAAAACACAGCAAACCTGTAAGTCTCTACTAAGAAAGGAAAGAGACAAATGGCTAAGACGTCGAAGAAATCGTCCAAAAAGACAAAGGTTCCCCCCGCTTTGGCTAATCTTTCAAAGTTCCTGAAAAAGGCAAAACCAAAACAAGGAACAGTATCTCTTCCTGACGGCTCCTACCAGGGCCGTATCACAGGAATCGATTTCACCACAACCCAGACAGGAAAGCCACAGATTGATTGGACTTTGACTGTTATCGCAGGAGAAGCAGAAGGCAGGACTCAACACAAGTACGATCTTCTCGCTACTCAGGACAATGTGGATTGGCTGTTTGGTACTCTTGAAACCCTTGGGGTGGAAGACATGCCACAATCCAAAGCTGAACTCCAGAAAGTCCTCGAAAGCTTTATCGGCACTTCGGTAGAGTTCTCCGTCCGTAACCAAGGAGATTTCTGCAATGTCTACATAAACGACATCCTCGAAGACGATGAAGAAGAGGAAGAAGAGGAAGAGGAAGAGGAGGAAGAGGAAGAAGAGGAAGAAGAGGAAGAAGAAGAAGAGGAGGAAGAAGAAGATTAGATTATAACATAGTTTCTCAACAAGAAGGAGCTTGGCCTTCGGGTCAGGCTCCTTTTTTTATACCTGGGAAAAGCAAACCAATTACGAAACAATTATTCCCACACAGAAAGCACGGAAACTACGAATTTTACTACGAAGCTTTAATGATCTATGCATCATACGACTTTTTTCCGTTTAAATTCGTAGCTGTTTTCGTAGCTTCTACAGCATCGGAAAACAACACAAAAACGTTACAAAGCAGCATTTAAAGCACCACAAAGAAGTCTATTTTGAGCAAGACATATTTTATACAAGATCATACTGACCACAAGCCCAAAGGACATTTAGCCTTGCCTTCCCTTATTTCTCGCCTCCGCCGACATGCCGACATTGCCACAAATGGGCAATCTTCAATAATTGCCGCCTCGTTCTCAGGAACACTGGGATGCGCCAGCCGCTCGCGGCACGCCTCGCAGATCGCCCCGATATGTCGTATCAGATCATTGGCGTGGTCGGGCGGCATGGGCGGCGGCGCCGGGCGGCCGTCCCGGGCGGCGGCGAGCGCCACCAGCACCATGATGACCAGCACTGTGCGCATCACGTGTCACCTCCTGATTTCCAGAGTCCCAGCGGACAGACCGCCACCCCCGCCCGAATCAGGCTGCGCCGCTGACAGGCCGGCAAGGCCGCAAACGGGCAGTCCTCAATCGTGTCGAGATCAGGATTGTCGATCTCAGACGGGTCCTGGAGCCTCGCGCCGCAGGCCTCGCAGAGGGCTCCAATCCGGTCATATTCGGTCGCGAGAGCCTCCTGTCGCCCAACGAAGGCGGGATCAGGGGGCGAGGGCGAAGGGTAACGCCTCTGTGGTCGAGCCCGCCCCATTCGCAGCCGCCATAGGTCGTCGGGGGTCAGGTAGGTAATGGGCACACCTCCGTGCAGCTACTGCCGGTGTCGATGATCTCGACCTCGCCGTCGCTGGAGATTCCCTCGACCGTCACGCGGTACCACACGCCGTCCGAAAGCTTGACCACCTTCCCGACGTGCGGGCCAAGCTGGGGCGAGTGGCTGTAGATCGGGTCGCCGCCGGGGCAGGACTCGTCGCCATTCTCCACGTCGCCGGGGCGGATGGTGGCCGTGCCGTCTGTGGTCGCGCCAAACCAGGTGCCCAGGTAGGCGTCGCCGGGGCACGAGGGATCATAGACATGATCGAGCACGGTTGGCGTCAGGCAGTCCCAGGTGTTCCCCGCGTCGAGCCCTCCCGACCAGAACAACTCAGCCTGCCCGAAATTATGCCCCCAAGCGATAACGCGCACATTGACAGCCTTGTCCCAACGAAGCGAGACATGCGCCTCAACCGCGTAGCCGACCTGCCAGCGCTCGCAAGGACACCCTGTCGCGGTGGAGCAGACTTCCCATCGACCGTCGTATGGGCCCGACCCCGACCAATGGCAATCCCCGGTCATCGGACAAGCGATGGACAGAGGGTTCGACGGAGGCGTTTCCCACATGCATAGATCGACGCATGCCGGCGGATAAGTCACGTCAATCTTTACCGTCACGATCCACGGCGCGGGGTTCGGGTGGCACGTGCCGCAGAAGGAAAACGGGTAACACGGCGACAGCTTGAAGATCGTCGTCCCATCATCACAGCAGCAATCGGGGTGCATTGCAACTGCCCCATTGTCAAACAGTATATCACCTTCCCAGAATTGAACAGCCATTGTCTAGCACTCCGTTCCAGTGAATACGGTACTTGTTTGCTGTGTCCCTATTCCAGTAACCACACCTTCAGTTACAGTAATCTCTCGTGTCGTTATCTTCAATTGGAGTCCGTCTAAAAAAACGTCCTCCACTACAGTAAATGTTTCACTTGGTCCGTCATGCACACCTGTATTTGCACCAACAAAGAAAAAACGTTTCTGTGGAGGGCTCTGTGCATCATAGAAAACAAAAACTCGAATAATCGTATCAACTGGAACACTATGCTCCTCATTCTCTATTTCCGATAAATTCACAACAGTTGAATATTCATAATCTAGATCAGTACTCTCCAACTCAGTAAAACTAACAACACTATGTTCATCCCCACTATTCGTATCACATCTCACTCTATTAAACCAATAACGATAATCCTCATAGTCACTCTCTGCTTCAGGTCCTTGTCCCTTTATCTTAGCAAAAAATTGATCATCAGAATTATCCTGCAAATACAAATGTAAAGAACCATTAAAAACAGAACAAGCTAAAGGAGCCTCTACCGTCATATTAGACAAAGACTTAACAGCTTCTATCAAGGTATTTAAATCAGAACTACTAATTGATCTGTCACCAGGTTTATAATGCCCAAACAAGGAAAATGGCTTAGTATTGCCTGTCATATTGTCCTCATCAACTCTGCAAAATCACTATACGAATATGGGGAAACAGAACCAGTAGCTTTGTCTACTAACTTATGCCAACTGCCATCTTTACCTAGAACATAGTTCCAGTCGTGCTGTTTCTCCTTAAACTTTAAAGTAATTTCTGCAGGGGCTCTTCCTCCTGTTGTTCTTATCCTTTTAGTAGAGGCTCCAACAAATAATACTCTACCTGTTCCAGCTCCTCTAAAACTACTATCATTCAATTTACCTATACAGGATCTTATTCCTGCTTTTGGCACTTCAGATACACCATGTATTGTCAGAGTAGTTTCTATTGTACAAACCAGAACACCATGACTCTCGTCTACAGTGTACCCAGTATCTTCATACTTCCAAGTTCCTTTAGGGGTATTAATAAATTCACCACTAAAATCTAAAGATTCTTCTTCAATAGTTTCTGGCTCTGAACCAAGAAGTATTTCACCAAAATCAGCAGTTATCATTGCCCAATCATATGCTGGATCAGTGGTATCAGAAATACATTTCCCCATCCCTTCTATTCTAACACTATTACAAGCTAAAGTGGTACCATCCGGCAAAACCCAAGGATAACTTGAAACAGTCTGAACCATAAACCCATTAATTGCTTCCCATTGGGTTTCCATCAACATTCTGGAAAAAGAAAGGCTTTGTTCCCAAGGAACAATAAAAATACGAGAACCATTTATTGTCCCATCAGTAATGGTTATTTGGCCACTGCCTTTGTATTCTCTGTATTCAAATCCACCTAAAATCTTCATTTATTATGGTCCTATCAATGGAGAAGCACTACTTTTGGGAAGATCCTTTACTCCTTTATTTATTTCTTGCAATTGTTCTAATTGCCTTTTTTGTATGTCCTCCTTTCCTATTGCAGCGGCTTGCAGGTCTCTCCATTTCTGCTCAAGCCCCACAAAAATACTGGATTTCTTTACTGAACCCCCAAAACTATCTCCCATTACTTTTCCTATCTTCCTAGCTCTTTCTTCTTCTTCTTTTTTCTTTTCCCCACTTATCTCAGGTTCTGTGAATGTTGGAAGATCTTCACCCAGATCCAGAGGTTTCTTTCTTGTCCCTTTATCCCAAATATTCGTGATATGTTTGTCCCATTTTTTATTTATTCTCTTCCCTAAATAATCTACAGCACCTCCTAAATCTGCTTCAAGCCCACCTATTTCTCTGTTTGCTATTCCCGGCCATTTCTTTATCTCAGATTCAAACCCATCAGTAAGTTTAGTCCATTCAAAATCCCATTCTTTTCCAGTTAAGGCATCTTTAACCGCTATAACGAAATTAGCTATATTTTTCCCAATGTTAGTAAAAATAGTTTTAATATATCTGCCCACTGTAACCATAATATCCACAAAGTTTTCTGCAAACCAATGTAACACAGAAGGAAGAACTTCAGTAAAGAAATATTTTACTTGATTCGCAAACTTCACAACATGGTAAGAAACAAAAAGAATACTATATGACAGAAGTTCGCGCCAGTTATCTATAGCAAAGGAAACAGAAGCCAAACCTGTAACTATGATAATTTGAATAACTTCCATAATGCCCCCTATATGGTCAGCTATCCAATTCCAAGCCTTGGCAAAAACACCCGCGATAAATTTCATTGCCGACATAACATATTTCCCAATAGCATTCCAGATAGAAGAAATAATAGTCCACATGGCATATATAATAGGGTACATGTAATCCAAAACTGCTTCCCAAGCAGCAGGAATAGCAACCTGTAACCATGCAATCCAATTTGAGATATGGCCCCATGCCCATGTTATCCCATTTATCACCACACTGACAAAAGCTTCCCAAGTAGGACGCACTGTCTCCCAAATATTCTTAAACTTTTCTGCCATAGTCTCCCCCTCACTTCTGGCATACAACATCCCCACAACAAGAGCAGCAAGCCCTGTGATTAAAGCGAAAAGAGGGTGAGAAGTAATAAAAGAAAGAACGGAACCTACTTTGATCAGAGTAAGAACAAGAGCAGAAAAAACAGTACTCAAAACAACAAAAGCAGCTATATTCTCCCTTATTACAGGATTAAGAGAAATTAATGTTTCTTGGAGCTTTTTAAAGCCATCTGTTATCATTTTAACAGTAGGCAGCAGAACATTACCAAAAGCTACACTGACTTCAAAAGCTCTGTTTTTTAACTGCGTCAATCTTCCTATTAATGTCTGTAACTGGATATTAGCTAAATGTTCTGCAGTACCTCCAGCTCCAGCTAATAGAGCTTCATATTCCCTCATCTTCTTTGCCCCTACATCTAACAATGCAGCAACTGCAGGTCCAGCTCTCAGACCAAAAATATCAATCATTTTCCCCAGTCTTTGAGCAGGAGGAATCTGTTCATCTAACACTTTCCCAAAATCTTCAATTATATCTGGTAAAGGCCTAAGTTGACCAGAAACATCCATCAACGCTACTCCGAGCTCTAGCATGGCATTTCTAGTCGGACTTGCCTGTCTAGACAATTCAGCCAAAAATCTTCTAAGACCTGTACCTGCTCTTTCTGCTTGAATTCCAGCATTAGATACAATCATAATAGCTGATCCAACTTCATTCATAGCATACCCTGTTAATTTAGAAATTGGACCAACGTAAGTAAGAGCTTCAGCAAATTGATGCAAATCGGTATTGGCACTTGTAAAAGCTTTAGACATCATATCTACAGCTAAACCCAACTCTTTACCTGATACACCCATACCTTTCATAACTTTAACAGCATGATCAGCAGCCATTTCTACTTCCATGGTACCAGCAGCAGCCAGATGCATAATTGCAGGCAAAGATTCCATAATGGTAGTAAGATCAAAACCTGCAATTGCTAAAACTCTTGCTGCATTAGCTACTTCTCTTGCTGAGAAAAGAGAATTAGCACCTAGCTCACGTACAACAGAATCTAAAGCAGACATCTCTTCTCTTGTTGCACCCAAAACAGCTTCTACTCTAGCCATTGCCTTTTCATAAGAACCAACAGCAACCAATATGCCTCCGATTCCTGCAGCTCCTACAGCAAATACATTCCTAGCTGCAATTGCTAGTCTTCGAAGACCACCACTGGTCCGTTGGATATTGGCTCTCAGAGCCGTCATTGCAGCATCATACTGTCTAGTATCTGCTCCAACAGAAACAAATAGTTCTGCTAACTTTAATCCCATTTCTGCTCTTTCTCTTTCTGAGCCTTATAATACTTCACAGCACTAGACAAACTATGAAAACTTTTTCCTTCTGTTACTTCTATGTCTCTATTTCGCAGCAACTGTCTAATATACATGTTTATCTGTTTAATGGTCAATTCTCCTATTTGTTTAGGAGTCCAACCAAACTCCGTCGACAGTAAACCAAATATTAGAGGCCAATCTTGTTCCTCCTCAACTTCAGTTGCTGCTCTATCTGAGGGTTTTCCAGGTTCTCCAGCGTAATTCCATTAAGCTCCATCAATTTCATCATGAGTTCTTTTACCCCCTTATCATCAACTATTTCCTGTACCTCTTCTTCTGTTATATCTGGATTAGCTTTCCTCAAACTAAGAAAAATCCAATGATTAATAGCTTCAGGAGATTCCATTTCAGGAGAAATAAGGGGATCCGATAACTGTCTATGTGCATCCTCCCAAATTTCAGTTATTATGGCTTCTGGAGCTCCAGCCCTCTTCAGAAGTTCTACATTCTCCTTTGTCCCAGTAACTATTCTATCTTTTGCCCATCTCCTTAACATGGACATAGCAGAAACACCCAAGGGATGCAATTCATAACTTTTTCCCTTGTGGTTTATTAGAACAGGGGCACCAGTAATTTCTTCCAGCTCTTTACTTTCTTTTTCTGAAGGCATTTATTTTCCTGCTTTCTTATCCTTGCATTCCGTACATTGTATACATTGAATACATTGAATACATTGAATATCTAGGTCCATTGACATTGTACATATTGAATATCTAGGTCCAGCTCAGTTCTCTAACTCCAAGAATAGGATCCAATAGAATGGAAGTTACACGTAAACCTAATAATCCCTTTAGCCTCAGAAGTCACCTCAAATGAATCAATTCCAGCCTCAGTTAACGCCAGCGCCGTAACTCCAGCTTCATACTTAAGCGTTAATGCCACTTTTGCTCCTGCCGCCAAGTTTGCTGCCGGCACCGCATCCATGTCCATCGAGGCATTAAATGACCCTGTAACTTTCAGAGTTCCCGGCTCGTCCTCATAATACCCATCCGACCCAGTATTGGTCGTTTCCTGCCAATCTGCACTATCCGAAGCAGACCAATCCGTTATTTCATACGTAGTTTCGTCCACTGTCACGTCGCCAGCTTTTCCTGTAATGAACCTAGCCATTTCTTACTCCTATCTTTTACTTGTAATGATGAAAAAACTGAAAACTGAAGGAATGAAAAACTGAAAACTGGTCCAGTTAATCATTTGCTCCAATCACAACAATATCATAAGTAGCATCAACAGCAGATATATTGTTCACTTTCAAAACGTCACTTGCTCCAGCAATAATCCCCCAACCATCTTTAGGACTAATAGCCATGAAAGCGGCACCTGGAGGAAGAACAATAATATCCGTATCTGCTTTAAGCAAACCAGTCCAACCACCAGCAGCAGCATCACCAATTTCCAATGTTGCTTCGTTATCTGAAGTGTTTTGAATCAAAATAGCTTTAATTTCCATAAAGGAGATAGTAGAACCAAAGCTATTTTTCAAATTACCAGCAAAATCCAAATCTTCTGAAGTAGTTCCACTCAAAGAACGGGAATCATGAAAAATTTGATCTGCCTGATCATCTCCAGTACCAAAAGTCAAAGCAGAAGAAACTACTTTAGAAAGTACATCTTGAGGAGTAGACAAATCAGCAGCTTTACTAGCTGTTGATCTTACCGACAACTGAAGCGTGGAAGCAAAACCCGAAAGATCCGTAGCCATTTTCTTTCTCCTAGCTCATTGTTTCCTGAATCAAAAACTCAAACAAAAGGACATTGTCCCAAATTTCGGTTCCATCATGCCATCTATCCGGCTCTTTAAATAAAGTCTCGGAAATTAATCTAGAATCAATAATTCTGTACCCGCCATCCATCTCAGATTCAAATTTCCAGAAACCAATACTTATTGTCTTACCATACTCAACAGCATCTTCAAAACAATTACAATAAATCTTAACTAACAAATTGATATTTCGTACAGATTCTTCTCCTGTATTTACCTCCCTTTCCCCACTTTCCTGTGTTTCCAATACAATATAATTTTCCCATTCCCCTTCCTCCGCTAAACGATGTCCCCAAAAAATGGCTCCTTGTAAATCAGGTAAAACTTCAGAAATCCTATGCGACACTTTTGCATAAAGAGTATCCATTTTACCTGATTACTTTTCTATCCTCATAGCATTAACTGCTATCTTCTTCATGTACTTTATGATCAAGGAAAGCCAAGGCCTTGGCTTCATTCTACTTGTACCTATTTCTAAAAACTTACCTACCTCAGATTCACTCCAAATATACCCTTCTTTTTTCCCTTTATCAACACTCCATTTCAAAGAAGACTTAAATTTACCAGTGCGTTTTCTAGGATACTCTCCAGGGAAACTAGCAGGAGGACCAGGAACACTTACCCTTTTAACCAGTTCTTGGTATCCTTTCTCAGTTATAGCAGAAACATCTTCCACTATTTTATCTTTAACCTTCTTATCCACTTCATCAAAATATAATCTCACTCTTACACTCATGAGTATCTCTTAGCCGCAACATGCCAAAGTCTATCCAAACTTCCTACATTCACAACGCCTCTTACTACATAGAACATATCCTTTACACGTATTCTGTCTCCATCTTCTACTTTTGGGTTCTCTGCAAAAAAGATAGAGCTGTCCACAGGTACTCCAATAGAAGAAAACATGTCCCTAACATCACTTTTTGCATCTTGTGGCCAACAAGGAACTTCTACCATAGAAGATTTCCATCCAGTAATCCTAATAGATCCTGTTACACCTTTCTCTTTCTCTGGCTTTTCTATTGTAGCCCTTATTCCAGCTCTCAAAATTGTTTGTACTATACTATTCATCCAGATCCACCTCAACCACTGTCATAGCTCTAGCTGGAAGCTCATAAGGTTTTAGCAAAAAGGAAATGATATTAGGAAGAGCCGAAGAACCAGTAGAAAAATTGGTAATGCTCCAATCTCCCAATTTTTCTGAAAAAGGACTATTCCTTTGATGCAACAGAACCATAATCTGCACTACTGCTTCTTGCAAATCTTCAGGAACACTGCCTTCTGGAACTGAATAATTTCTCTCAACGATCAAACTGGCTACAGAAATAAGGGTATCCAAAACTCCAGTAGCTAGGGAAGCTAAAACTGGATTCTTTCTTGCCCTATCTATTGTAACCAAATTCGCCATTTTTTTCTCACTTTTCCGCCATAGTATATTTTACTATGAGAAAGCAGAAAACACAATTATAAATTCTTGGTTCCTGCTATATTTCTACGTGCCCGAATTCTGCTCCTTTACTCTCCTTACCTTATACTCCAGCTCAGGTGATTGTGTCTGCTTCAACTGTTGTTTCATAGCTTCCCAAGAAGTTTGGTCTATCTTGTCTTTTGCTCTCTGAATAGAATCAACAAGTTCTGCAAATTCCCTTTTTTCCACTTCCACCTGTTCTTTTGTCTCTTGTAGATTCCTCAAAGGTTTGCGTCTTGCCCACCAACCACCAACAGCCGCCAATACTGCACCAATTCCTCCACCCCAAGCAACTCCAGCTCCTTTTAACCCTGTTGAAATAGCTATATCTGTCTCATCTATTGCTTGCAATTTCTCAAAATATTCTTTACTTCCTTCAACAAGGATTTCATTTCCTTCAGAATCTACAATAGGCTTAACTTCAATAGAACCAGTTACTGTATCCACGCGCTTTTCACCCACAACTGCAAAATCGAATTTTCCATCCCCATCTTCATCAATAGGAATAGGCACTGTATTCTTTTCCGGCACTACTTCATCTGCATTTTCCCACATTCTATGGTATTCCAGCATACCACAACCACTCAAAGCAAATAATAGGCAAAAAGAAAGAGTAATTTCTGTTTTCATTTTCCTACTCCTTTTCATATGTCACAGAAGCTTTCTCACAAAGTCTTACAATATTCCTGTCCAATCTGCTCAAGGTAGAAAACAATTTGGAAAATGTAACCATACAACTTTGTTTCTGTTCCTGGACTTCTCTCAACGCGGTCTCAACCTTAAGTCTCCATTCAATTGCTGTTGTTTCTACTTCTACTAGTTTTTGCCTTATGGCCAAAACTTCTCTAACTAACCAACTAATAGCTCCTACTATTCCAGCAGCCACTGCAGCAATAATAGCATTCAAAACCCATTGCAACTCCATTCTTTTCCTTTCTCTATTCATTACCCAAAAATTATCTTTAACTTTGAAAAGGAAACTTCTATTAGAATGGTCATCCTGATAACATTTTATCCTTTTCTATTTCCATCCTCCCCCATTTCAATTGCTTATTCAATCTTTCTATCAAACACCTAACAGATTCAACATTCTGGCAGTTCCACTAACTGCCGCTACTGTGTACTCAATATAAGGAACTGTAGTGTCTCCGTCGAAAACGAACTGGTGTATCGTGCCGTCGGCAGGAGAACTATCATTGTGATCCAGCTCGTTCATCAGCCCAAGGCGAAAGCTAGAGGAAGCAGACCAGTTGCTCGCAGCCACCAGGTCAGTGGACTTCCACAAGCCACCACCCTCGTCGGTCATCACACCTAGCGAATCACCGATATGATCCAATATTTCGCCGTAATAACTGAGATCTTCGATGTCGGCATGTCCTAACAGGTCGCCTCCTATTAGGTACGGGTCATAGGACCCAGACGTGTACACCGCTTTTAGGTAAAAGTAAGCAGTCTCAACACTCAGTCCACTGGTGTCGAACTCCAGCAAGTAGCGTTGGATACTATACGAGTCCATCATGTAGGAAACGCCCAGCTCGGGTTCAACCTCGTCGGATGTGGAGATGCCAGCACTGCTGGCATCTCGTGCAGTGTCCCACACGTCATCCTTCTTCAGAAACTTGATCCAAGTTGTAGCGTCAACTGTACTCGGGTCAAGATCGACGGTTTCAGCGTCTGCAAATCTAGCATCAACATCGAGCTTAAGACTGTCCGACGTGATTTCAACATTCGAGGGAGAGAAGCGTCGAAACCAGTCATTGAAGAATACACCGATCCGTACTCCCTGGCAAATGTCAAACAAGAACCCATTTTCGACAAGTGTTACGCCGTTAGTAAAGATCGCAAAATCCAAGGAACGATGGGCGACCTTACTAGCGTTGAGAAAGTGGCCGAAGTGCCGACTACTGGTGCGTACACTTTGCTTGGCATCGGTAATCAACGTCTTGGTCGTTGCCTGTGGCTTGATAACGACGAACTTGTCCTCGTAGCTCACAGCGAACATCTCGTCGCCCTCGAAGTACTCCACCTTGACAAGCTGGTTCAGCGGCGTCCACACTTCACCCTTTTGCACCCAACGTGGGAAGGCATAAACCCGTCCACCATGATTATGTATTTCTCGATATGGACTTATAGGTTGCATTATTACACCGGAACTTCTGCATATATCAACACCCCGTCAAAATCAGCATCTGCTGAAAGCACAATCTCGAGAGCTTTGTTTTCTGCAACCTTGACCCACGGCAAATCCAAATTAGCAGACACAAAACCACATAACTGACTTGCCAATACTGAAATTGTACCAGTTAGAGCAGTACCATCTTCATCCTGCAACTTGAATGTTCCATCTGCTACTGCAGAACCAGCAATACCATACATCCATATCGCATAACCAGCACCAGGAGCAGCTACAAGAGTACGTGTACCATTCTTCGCAACATCAATTGCTATTGTTTTGAACGTTAGTAAATTTGGATTAGATTTAAATAGGCTAGTTGCATGGGGCATCATAAACCTCTTCCAATGAGGACAACTGTATTACCAACTGTTCTTTTGTTTTTAGAATAGAACAGTGGAAACTTGTACATATTGATCTTTCCTAACAAAGATTCTTTCCCAAATAATAAATACAGTATTCCAAGATTACTCCAGAATAGTTTCACCACCGTTAGTTAGGGCAAGATCATCTGTATCCAATAGGGCATAAGTTCCAGCAGTAACAGTCCAACAGTTTATGGTCTTCACAAGAGTTTCTGCACTTCCTCCTGTCACACCTTCATGTTTCACACGACATTTGTCAAGTACTAGTACTGCTGTACAAGCAGTAGTTCCGAAAGAGATTCCTCCATCCAAATAAACATCTGTACACATCAAAAGATCATTATCGTCCTTAGCATCAAATTGAACAATGCCTTCAATTGGACCATTATGCTCTCTAATGTATACACTCAAAGATTGACCTGCACCATCATGTGTAGACTTGAAAAAATAATCATTTCCATCATAAGCATGCCCTCCAATACTGGACAAAACAATCCCCACATCCTGCGCTACATCGGCACCATCAAAAACAATGCCATCTTGTCCATCATTAGAGTGATCAATCAAAATGTTCTCGATCACCATAGACCAAGCATCTGTTTGAACACCTGGAGTAACCGAGATAACCTGATCTTCTCCTGAATCTGCTCCAATCACGGTACCACATGAACCATCAATACCCATCAACCTAACCCCACTAATAGTGGGCCAGATTACTTCTTCTTCTTCCACATATGTACCAGGAAGAACAAGTACCGTTTTCCTATCAGCAGTAACCATAGAAAGAGCTTTAGTTATAGTTTTATAAGGAAATAGAACAGAACCATTTCCTCCATCACTTCCGCCAGTAGAAACCCAAATCGTGGGTTCTCCGGTAAAGATTCTGGACATTTGTTCCAGCCATGCCTGATTCATTTACAGTACTCCTTACCTTTATTTAAAGAAATAATCCTTACGTACCTTTGATCAAACAAGCAGGACGAGTGCAAAGGCACAAGGGATTACTCTGCGTATGAAGTCTAATACCACGATTCATGGGAAGAGGCTCTTGTTTAGCATAAACAGGAATACCTACAGTATTCACAGTTTCCATGAAATCAGCCGGAGCATAATAGGAAACAAAAAGACTTGGAACACCGACAGGGAAAAATCTGGCAGTGTCCGAAGGCATAAAATCAACTCCGCTAACAGTTCCTCTATATTCCTCAAAAGTAATCCCACCAAAGACAAAACCTTTTCTGGGATCGTTTCTCAGGTTCTCCGAATCCCGCCAACGGTGATAAGCATCTCTTATATAAGGATGACCAACAAAAGCCTCAAACCAGTTAGCATCACAGAAACTATGAATATGGTCATAGGCAGCAGCTCCTAGACCAGATTCAACTGCTCTAATAACCTCAAGGCATTTTGCCCTAACATCTGTAGCCGCGTCATCCAACACAAAGTCAACTTCAGTTTCAACTACACCAAACTCCGTAAACAAATCATAGATCGTAGTAGCACCATCAGAATCCAAAATTGTACCATTTATGGCACCTATTCTATGGTACTCCTCAGTAACCTCATGACTTTGCCTCATGATCGACAGGCGATCATTAACTACCTTTGCAACGCCAGCTGTTTCATCACTTGACCCAAAAGCCCTAACATTCTGTACATCTTCAGGCCTAATGGTATCCTCGTGAGGGATATGGGGAACTGTAAAGGACCTAGCAGTTCTACCAGGACCAGTACCTACAGAAGGCGGTTCTCCTCTTCGCCTTGTCGGAAGAAGAGCAAGAATCCCATTCCTTTCCTCAATCATAACACTAGTAGTCGTTATTCCTTGACTAGCAAAAAGCCCCATATCCCCAATCCTACTCGGTTTATAGGGAAGGGCATTAATTGCTTCAGTCATACTAATCAAGCCAAAGGCATCACTTGAAAAAACATCCAAAACACTCATTTCTTTTCTCCTATTTATTCTTCTTTTCAGCCAGTTGTATAAGTGGGTTCGTCGTAAGCTTGTATACCCAAAGCAGCCAAAGCTGCAAGGGCATCTGATTTTTGTGCCGAATCAATAGTAAGCTGGTCAGAATCAACTACAGCAGGGCCTCTAACCAAGCATACACGAGAACAACTACCATCAGTCAGTACATCCAACTCAACTCTTTCCAAAAGGATAGCATCAGCATTGGATCCAGTTGTACAGACTACTTCACCAGAATCATCTTCAAGAATTTGTCCAACTGGCAATCCTTCAGTAGCAGCACCATCTTGTTTGATAGTAAGCACCTCACGACAATAACCAAGAGGAACTTCCCACTTAGAAACAGCTCCAAGTCTAATGTTTTCCGTTTGCTCCGCCATCTTTTTAATCTCCTATACTATTAACTGTCTCGTTTTCCTGTACGAGTTTTAGCATCCCGCATTAGGGGACTTTCTTTCTTTGCCCTACTTGGATCACTAAGACTAAGAATTCCTTGATGTCCAGTTTTTTCCCCCAATTCTACAACATCATTCTTTCCCATAACCTCAATGATCTTATTAATCATGTTCAGATTACCATTAGAAAGACTCAAGGAAAGATTAGAACCTTTGTCCCCTACAAACAATTCCTGAAGTTCATCCTTTACTGAAGGTGTAACTTTATTAGCTTCAACAAGTCTTTCCAACTTAGAGGAAATATTATCTTGAGCAAGGGAAAGAGTAAGGGGGTCAAGTTCTTTCTTCTCTTTCTTACTGTCTTTTCCTTCTTTCAAGGATGCTACCAAATCTTCTTTTTCCTTCTTTGCTTTTTCTTGCATTTTGGCAATAGCAGAAAGAAGGAGCTCTTCTCCATTTTCATCCTTAATCTCTTCTGTTATCCCCAAAACTTCTTTAATCTTAGCCCAATCCATTTTCTTCTTTTCCTTTCTGTTAAACAGGGATGCAGCTAGCTCTTCAAAATCCTTTAAACCAGGAATAAGAGGATAAGCAGTTAGCGCTACATGCAAAATGGGACGAACATACGTGTTACCAGTACCATCTGTCCATTCTAGGGGAGAGTAAATACTTACATCTTTAGTTTTTACCAACGTATCTACATCTTCTCCAAACAACTCCATCTCTGCAAATAAACTTTCCTCTTCTACATACATATCTACCACATAACCATATGTAGTATCTGAATCCCAATGACCATTTTGTACAGGAACTTTTATCCCGTTCTCTTTTAGCGTTTTGAACAAAGAAGCCCAATAATATAAAGTGTCCAAAGAAATAACAAATTCCAGTTCTTCGGAGTCCTTCAAAAAGGAACCAGTTCTGATTATCTCCTTCTTATACCTTTTCCCTCCTTCTATTTCTACAGAAGTAGCTATTCCTTTTGTACTTGCCCGCAAAACAACTCCAGGCTGCACAGAAAAAACAGAAAAAGGGTTTTTCACAGATTTTTCCATGTTTATATTATACCTCAAGAATTGAATACAGCACAAAGAAAATCTTGGATCCAATCAAAAAATTTATTCCTCCTCTTCTTCTTGCTTTTCTTCTATCTTCTGTATAGCTTCTATTAGCTCTGCCTTTCTCATAGTATAATAATCAGATATACCTAATTCTTTTGCTCTTAATTTCAATTCTCCAACAGTAGAATTCTCCAATGTTTCAGACTCTTCATCTGTTCCTGTTCTCACCTCTTCTATCCCAGGCAACGAAAAACCGGCAAAGTCCACATCTTCCAAGGTACAAGCAAAAGAAGCAAGAGCTTCTTTCATTGTCTTCCTGTCTCTTATGCCATGCCTAATCTTCTTTACCCCTTCTTCAACAAATTCAATTCCATAATCAGTAGTTAATTTAACAAGTTTAAACTTCTTCATCTTCTTCCCTTTCTATCATTTCTTCTTTTCCAATGTTATCCATCTTCTTAGGCACTCCCAATAGTTCCTTCATAGCTACAGTATCTATTCCACGAATTTCTTCATCATTATCAGATTCTGAAATCATAGCAAGATATACTTTTTGGAGGTATACAAGCCGTTCATCTACAAGAGAAGCAGGAAAAATTCTAACTTTTCCTATTGCTTTTTCTCCAAAATTCTGTTTCAATAAGGTATCTACTACCTGTTTGTTCAAAGCTTCGACAGCCAAAGTATGGACAATATCCATATTAGTCAAAGCCAGATCAATATGGGCAGAAGCCTCGGACAATGTTCCATGCTCTCCTTCCAACAGACTTCTTTCCGGCATCATTAAACCACGAGCTTTCAGAACATCCAAATACTTCAATCTGGAGATAAAAGTGGGCTGTTTTCCCTTTTTATCTTCCAAAAGCTCTATTCTCCACCTATAGGGTTCTAATTGAGAAGCGTTTAATCCTTCTAAGTGCTCTAATACATTATTGGGAACAGCAATATTACCAGAAGCTTCTAAGGTATTCAAAATTCTCTTCGCCATTTCTCCATTATCTACAGTTTGACCATTTTCATCTAAACAATCTCCAGGAGGATAATAAATGATATGTTTAGTACCTGCTACCTTTTTATCATATCGTTTGGCACCATTATCTGCATCAATCCAAGAGTTATAGGTCTTAACAATATTATCTAGTAAAGCTTGACCATGCCACATAGTCCCTTCTACTCTAAAAGCAACATGAAGCGCCTTTTCCGATTTCAGAAAAACAATAGAACCATCATCTTTCTTTTGTTCATAGCCAACAAAACTCCCTGTTTTTTCTTCTACTTTTATTTCTGTTATGTCTTGAAGTAATGGCTTTAACTTCTTTAAAACAAACCTGCCTTCCTTAATACCATAAACAACTTCAAAAGGAGCCCAACCAAAATCAATACCACTATACAAAGCATGATTAAGAAAAAGCAACCTCCAACCAGATATTTGTTCTTCAATAAAAGAAACCCATTCTTCATCTGCTCCTTTTTTACCACGTATAGACCATTCAGAAGAAAAGATAGGTCCTATAGAAAAAGATCTAGCAAGTGCTATAGTAGGATCTTTTCTGATTATTCTCCTTGTTTCATAAGAAACAGATAAATTGCTAGACAATATTCCACCATTACTCAATCCTACAACAGTAGCTTTTATTGTCTGTTTTCCTGTTGTCTCTTTCAACTTGCTCTCCTAGCAACAACTGCTCTTTCCACGACTTTAAGATTAGGAGAAACAGAAATGCCCATACATAAATACCGTAAAGCATCCATAGCATGATCTAAGCCATCTACAGGTTTCTCTTCCTCTTCCTCTGAATCTGTATATTGATATAATCTTCCTTCTGCTATCAAATTTACACATGTCCTTGAAATTTTTAATCTCCCAGTAATAATCCTTTCATATACAGCTTCTATTCCTACTTTGATAGCATTATTTGCAGGAACAACATAATGCCTTCGTTTTAGAAGTTCACGTATTTGGTCTGGTTCTGAAGGATCAGCATACCACTTAACCTTTTTAGGAAGCGTTTTCTCCCAATCCCTCAATAAAGTTTTAGTCCTATATATTTCATTATTGATATAAAGAGTATCTATTCCGTTTTCTATACTCAGAATACCAGAGATAGCACAAAAAGGAGCTCTCCAACCAAAATCCATTCCTCCTACCAATCTTCCTTGTACTTCTATCTCATCATCATCTACAATACAATTTTCTAGGTCTGGGTATACTAAACCCTCAGCAGTAGAAAATAACCCTTTATACATCATTTCAAATGTATGTCTTGGTAAAGTCCTCTTCGCCCTTTCAAATTCTTCCAATGAATACACTGGATTATCAACAGAAGACCAATTAACAACAGTATAATCCGGATCACCAGAAATAGCAGCATCAATAAATTCCGTTTTCAACCAATTAGATAAGTAAGGGGTAGTAGTAATAAAAATTGGAGCCCTATTCACACCTGTTCGTCTACCAATAGCCAACCAAGCACTATACGTCATTTGACCTGCTTCATCTAACCAAGCTCCAATGTCTAATTGCCCACCCTCAAGACCATTGGGATTGTCAGCACTTAACAAGTAGATAGTACCAAGTTTTCCCGGTAGAATATATACCCCTTTTGTATCTAAAAATCTTCCTTCTAAATCGGTTCCTCTAAAAGTTTCAACTAAAGCTGGAGCAGTAGCTCTTGAAAGAATTTTATAAGTAGGAGCTATTACCATTCCAACCATGCCCTCTTTCTTCCCTTTGCTTTGTAATTCCTTTATTCTATTCATAAGCCAAAGAGGACCTATCACTGTTTTTCCGCCACCTGTACCAGCAACAGCAGCAACAAACCTAGTATTAGCTTTTAAAGCTTTAGATTGACCTTTATGAAGAGAAAACTGTTTCTCCCCCTTTTCATTTGTTTCTCCCCAACCAAGCTTTTCTTCTTTTTCAGTCTTCATAAATTATTCTAACTGGCTTAGTCTCATTGCCCCCACCTTCTTTCATCCCCTCTTTTTCAGCCGTAGGCTTTATGAATTGTTTGTAAAAGGAAACAGGATCCTCTTCAAAGGATTCTTGAAAAGAATCGGCTAAAAGTTCCATGTTATCGGGTTTCATCATCATTTCCTCTATTAATCGGAAACATTTTACCCTAACAACATTTTGTCTTATCCCTGTTCTCTTTTTAACTTTCTTTATTTTCTTTGCCATTACTAAATAACGGTTCTTTTCTGGAAGCCAAAAACTTTAATCTCTTTATCCTTTTTCCTCTTTCTTCTTCGTCCGCTTCTAAACTACGTATTTTTCTCCTTTCCTCTTCTACTGCGGTAATATCCAAAGGCAGGTCCTTTGCCCTATTTTTTATTACCTCTTTCATCACAAATCTCTTCCTTGAGTATTATAGCATAAAAAATATTAGAAATGCCGAAAAAAAACATTGGTTCATTTCTTTTTCATTTCCCTTGCTAACCTTGTCTTAGCTTGACCTCTTCTCTTAGCAGCATATGCAAATCTTTTTCCTTCCTCTGTTAACTTTAATCCAATATAACACAATCTCTGTTTCCCTCTTTTTCCTCTTCTTCTAACCAATACCTCAGGAAAGGCATTTTGTATCAAGGAACGAATATATGTTCTTGTTTGTCCTTTCGTTTGCCTTCCTTCACTTTTACTCCAAGCAATCCATGCATCTTGGACATCTTTCATATCTACACCAATAAGTCTTCTACTGTGTAGGTCCCTTGCTTTGGTTTTTTTCAAACAAGATCTACAGAAAACATTGATAGGACTATCCAAATCTTTGTATAACTGATGTTTTTCTTTACCTGATTTAGGTTCTTTAAGATTTTCTCCCTTTCTAAGCCTTTTCAAACCGTCAATTGCCCAATTTGCAATACCTGGTAATTCTTCTAATAATCGTTTCTCTATTTCCGGATCTTCTTTTCCAGCAAAAGAATAATTGAAAGGGAAAACAATACAACGAGAAGACAATTTATTAGTTGGATCTGGCCATTTCAAAGCTTCATTAGAGGTTATAGTGAACCTTACTTTTAATTTTACACCATTCAATGTTCCTAAATATTTTCTTGGGATATCTATAGTATCTTCACCAATAATTGCAGCCAAAGTTTCCAATACTACTTTGGAATCCACATCCCTTCCTATACTAGCCTCAGGAACAATTGCAGCTAATTTATCCATCAATGCTTGAAGGGTATATTGGTTTTTGCCTATCTGTGTTAGGGTAGGACTGGCACAATTCCAAGATCCCAACATTTCTTTCAATACTCTTGTAGCGGTTCCTTTACCACTTCTAGGAAGACCAGAAAAATGAGCAAATCTTTGTTTTGAGGTATCCCCTACTAGATTATACCCAAACCAGAGCTGCAAACAATCTATCCAGTCCTTATCCCCATTACTAACAGAATTCATCCAGGAAAGCCAATTCGGGCACTTTGCTTTCCTATCAAAGGGATACGGTAAAATGCGTTCTGTAAACCAGTTCGGTGTATGTTTATATAATTTGCCATTTTCTATGTCCAAAAGACCATTTTCAAAAGAGATTAGGTTTTCTGGAGAACAAATAGCCTTTTCTTCATCAATCCAGAAAAAACTGGTTTCATCAGACGAAAACATCACTTTTGCAAGAATCCCATCCAAAACTTCATTCACCACTCTAATATTACAAGAAGTGGAAACCAATTCCCCATCTCTGCCATACCTTTTCAAGTCAAAATTGGTTAACCAAGTTCTTAAACTGGCTCTAAATACTTCATCACTAACAGAGGAAAAATAACCATTGTTCCATTCAAACCACTGAGCATTAAACCTCAAAAGCCTTAAAAACTTTTCCTTATAAACAAATAGATCGGATAAAAAGAAATCCGCTACCTCATCTGGTTCAGAAATATTCAATACTTCTATTTCTCCCATTACTTCACTCTATTATAAAAAGTTCCATGTTTTCTTTTGCCAATATTTTTGCTTCCTTATCTTTTCCCTTTGCCAACAGTAAAACCACTTTATTCCCAATCCTTTCTCTCTTTTTTCGTCTTTGCTTCGTCCTGCTCATCTTTTCTCTTGCAGAAAAAGGCATAGTTTGCCCTTTTTTCATCTTTTTCCTTTCTTATCCTTTTCTTCAAAACAAATTAAGGGTTTTCAACCAATAATTTTTTGTTCTTCTGTCTTTGTTTCTCAGTTCAATACAATTATTGTACTTTGTGAGCGTAAAACTTGTAAATCTTTTTTTCTTAGAACTTGCCACTTTTTTCTTCCGTCTTATTAATTTTTACCTATTTATGGGTATTTTGTCTATTCAATATTACAAACTCTTACAAACAAAGCCGTAGCAGTCCGTATCACCACCGTAGTAATCCCGTAGTAACTTCTAAGTGCTTGATTCGTATGCCGTAGTATCCGTAGCTCTACAAACTCAGCGCATTATTTAATTATAAAACGTAATAATAGGTACATAGGTTAGGTATAGGTAATGGTATTAGATCAGAACGGCGTTATCGCGTGTATATATAATAACAATGCGCGCAAAAAAAGCTACTACGGACGCTACGGCATACGAATCAAGCACTTAGAAGAAAAATTTAGAAGCTACCGTAGCTTTTTTTTTATACTACGCGAACTACGTGAACTACGAATCCTGTCCAAAACCTGTCCAAAACCAGATTTGAACCCTATTCTAATCCTGTCCTATTCCCTTTTTTCTCATTACATTCAAAATCACCATAAAGTGTCTATTTTTGGACATTTTTCCTGTTTATTCCATACTGTAGGTGTCCCTCATTATTCCTTATGTCCCCTAATACTACTATACATGTCCCTCAATACTACTATACATGTCCCTCAATACTATACATGTCCCTCAATACTACTATACATGTCCCTCAATACATTTAATTACTATCCTATACCCCCAATAATACAATAATACATCCTAACAATATATTCTGTATTCCTAATAATTCTGTACTATTCGCCTAAAGTGGTAAAGGGAACTGTTGCTCCTTCCCAACAGTTCCCGGCTCTGTCCCAAGGACAGGGATGGGTGGTGGAGCAGTTTGTCAGTCCCTTTTTGTTGTCTTTTTTTGGATATTTTAATAGGGTGAAGCCGATTTTTCCCCAAAAATCCTGTCTGGAACTGGATATCCTGTATACAGGA